AGGGGAGATTGTACGCGTGCCCGCCTCTGAGGTCATCCATGTGATCGACCCCGTTGAAGCGGGTCAACTGCGCGGGGTTTCAAAGCTGGCACCCGCCGTCGTGAAGCTGTTTCTCCTCGATCAATACGACGATGCCGAGCTGGACCGCAAAAAGGTGGCGGCAATGTATGCGATGTTTGTCACTTCCCCTGCCCCGGAAAACCCCCTTCTGCCGTCCGAGGATGACGACACGCTGGGCGGCTTTGAGATCAGCCCCGGCCAGGTCGTGCGGCTGGATCCGGGCGAGGATGTGACCGTGGGCCAGCCTGCGGATTCAGGGGCAACCTACGAGCCGTTCCAATACCGCACGCTGCTACAGGTCGCCTCGGCGCTGGGCATTCCTTATCCTTATCTGACCAATGACATGGTGAAAGGCAACTTTTCGAACTCAAGACTTGCACTTATCGAATTTCGGCGTCGCGTTTCGGCCTGGCAGCACTCGGTGATGGTCTTTCAACTTTGCCGTCCCGTCTATGCGCGTTGGATGGACGCTGCCGTACTGTCGGGCGCACTGGTTCTGCCCGGCTATGAGGCCAACCGGTCGCGGTTGCTTGCGGCCAACTGGCTGCCGACCAAATGGGACTGGGTCGATCCTTTGAAGGACGCCAATGCCGAAATCGCCCAGATCGAGGCGGGGCTCAAATCCCGCACGCAAGCCATTGCCGAGCGCGGCTATGACGCAGAACAGGTCGACCGCGAAATCGCCGCTGAACGCAGCCGCGAGCGATTGCTCGGCCTCGACTTCCGCCGCCCCGGATCGCCCGCGCAAGGTGTGCAGGCTTTGCCGGGCCCGGATGAAAATGGAGACGAAAACGACGACAGCGACCCAACAGATGAAACCGATGACGCGGAAGACCCTTCGCGCAAGCCTGAGGACCAGACCTGATGCTGCATGCCCGCATTGCCGCGCGCGCCTTCAACACGCCGCTGCTGGTTGAGCCCTCCAAAGCCATGGCGTTTCTCTCCGGCCTTGGGCCACGTATCCTCGGGCGGCAGGTTGAGACAACTTATCAGGGCCTCGCGTTGCAAAGCGCCCATCCGCCAACAGCGCGTGCCAGCATTTTGGCAGGTGTGATGCTGGACGATTACCGCCAGCATGGTGAGGCCCCCTACGCGGTGGTGGATGGCATCGCTGTGATCGAAATTTCTGGCGTGCTGATCCATCGTGGGGCTTGGATCGGACAGTCCTCGGGCCAGACCAGCTATGAAGGGATCGCTGCCCAGATCGAGGCGGCGGCCACTGACCCATCCGTGCGCGGCCTCGCATTGGAAATTGACAGTTTTGGTGGCGAAGTTGCGGGAGTTTTTGACCTCGCAGATCGTATTCGTGCAATTCGCGCCATCAAACCGGTCTGGGCTTTTGTGGCAGAACACGCCTTCTCGGCCGGTTATGCGCTGGCGAGCCAAGCCGACCGCATTCTGCTGCCGCGCACCGGGGCGGTGGGCAGCATCGGGGTCGTGGTGATGCACGCCGATCTCAGCGGGCAGCTGGATCAAGACGGGGTGCGCGTCACGCTGATCCACGCAGGATCGCACAAGGTCGATGCCAATCCCTACACGCCCCTGCCCGCTGATATCCAAGACGACATTCAGCGCGAAATCGAGGTGCTGCGGTTTCTCTTTGCGGAAACGGTGGCAGCGGGGCGCGGCGCGCGCCTGAGCCAAGAGGCCGCACTCGCCACTGAAGCCGCCAGCTTTCGCGGGACCGAGGCTGTGGCGGCGGGTCTTGCCGACGAAGTCATCGATCTTGCGCGTGGGTTTGCCAGTTTTGGACAAAGCTTGTCTCCGATCCGCGCATCCGTCTCATCCCGCGTGGCCACCACGGCCCAAATTCAATCCCGAAAGGATCCTCTCATGCGCAACGACACCTTGCCACAGACCGAACCCGTCCCCGATGAAGCTCAAGACAGCCAAACGCAGAGTGATATTGCCGCAAATGGCGGCACAGATCCCGAAGCGCTGCCCATTACACCCCTTGTTTCCCAATCGCTCGCAGCTCCTCCCGCAGCATCAAACTCACCAAAAGCTGACCCCGTCTCCGCCCTTCAGACATCCCTGCGGGCCGAACTTTCCGCCCAGCTTCGCCTTGAAGCAGCAGAGATCACCGAGATCGCAGCACAAGCGGGACGGCTTGGCGTTACTATCGATGCAGCAAAAGCCCTGAGGGAGGGCACCACGCCTGCGGCGCTGCGCCGGTCAGTGTTGGAGCACGCGGCGGCCGCAGCCGATGCGCGGGATGTGGTGGCAACAGCCCCCGCTCCAGCGGCGCCTTCGAACAGTGAAAGCCCTATTGTTGCCGCAGCCAAACGCGCCGCAGCCTCCAGCGCAAAACGCTAAGCGGTCCCACAGCCGCCATACTCCCACGACCATCTTAAAACCCCGCCGCTCCTGCCCAGCGGTGAATTACTTATGCCTCCATCCCCAGAAGGATCCCCGACATGACTGTCCTGACCCAACCGCCCAGCCTGGGCGATATCCTCAAATATGAGCTGAACCCAAATTATACCCGAGAAACTGTCACTCTGCTGGCAGGAACCACCTATCTTGTGGGTGCTGTGCTGGGCCGCATCACCGCGAGTGGTAAATACAAGCTGGCCACCTCCGGCGGTACAGATGGCGCGCAGACAGCTGCCGCCATGCTGCTCTACCCGGTCGATGCCTCTGGCGCTGATGGCACCGGCCTTATTATCGCGCGCGGCCCCGCCATCGTCTCCAAAGCCGCCCTCGTCTTTGACGCCACCGTCGATGATGCCGCCAAAACCGCGACCAAGCACGGCCAGCTCGCAGCCCTTGGCATCATTCCGCGCGATACCGCTTAATCCAGTTGCACGTCCCGCACGTCCATCCCTTCTGACCCCTCATTCCCCTGGAGTTCCCCATGACCCTCACCCGCAACCCGTTTGACGCGGGCGGCTATTCGCTCGCCGAAATGACGCAGGCGATCAACATCCTGCCCAATCTTTACACCCGCCTTGGCCAGATCGGCCTGTTTCGCTTTGAGGGTGTCTCGCAACGCGCCATCGTGATCGAACAGCATCAAGGCGTGTTGAGCCTCCTGCCCTCGGTCCCCCTCGGTGCCCCTGCCACCGTCGGCAATCGCGAGGCCCGCTCCATGCGCTCGTTCGCGCTGCCTTGGATCCCACATGATGATGTGATCCTGCCTTCGGATATTCAGGGCATGCCCGCACTCGGCGTCTCGGACGCAGCCGACCCGCTGGTTGAGGTGATGAACCGCAAGCTGCAGCTGATGCGGCGCAAGCATGCCCAGACTCGCGAATACATGGAGATGAACGCGCTGCGCGGCATTGTGAAGGATGGTGCTGGCACCACGCTTTACAATTACTTCACCGAGTTTGGCCTTGAGCAACTTGCCATCGACTTTGTCTTTGGCACTGCGGGCACAAACGTGCAGGGAAAAGTCCGCGGTGTGCTACGCGCGATTGAAGACAACCTTTTGGGCGAGACCATGACCACCGCGCATGCGCTGGTCAGCTCGGAGTTCTTTGACAAGCTGATCAGCCATCCCAAAACCGAAGAAGCCTACAAGTTCTTCTCCGCAACGGGCGGGCAGCCCTTGCGCGAGGACATGCGCCGCGCGTTTCCTTTCGCAGGCGTTCTTTTTGAAGAGTACAACGGCTCTGTCACTCTCTCGAATGGGACGGCAGAACGGTTGATCCCAGCGGGGGACGGCATTGCCTTTCCCTTGGGCACGTTTGACACCTTCACCACCTATGGCGGGCCGGCCAATCTCTTGGAAGCGGCCAATACCATCGGTCTGCCCCTCTACGCCCGCCAGCATCTCGATGAAAAAGGCCGCTGGATTGATCTGATGACGGAAAGCTCGATCCTGCCGGTCAACAAGCGGCCGCGCATGGCAATACGACTGACGAGTTCGACTTAAGGCCGTTTGACATGCACGCATTTGCAATGGCCCTGGATTTGCTCTTTACGGATCCCAACCTTGCCCAAGAGGCGTGGTATCGTGATTGCGAAGGCCAGTTCACCAAGCTCCGCATCATTACCCGCAGTGCAGACAGCATCACGGAGTTTGGGGCGGCAAGGCTCTGGTCCGAGACCTTCCGCTTTGATGTGCGCGTAAGAGAGCTGCCCAATCCCCGCTCTCAAGAGCAAATCCAGATCGGCGATGAGACGTTTCTAATTCAAGGCAAGCCTGTGCGCGACCGCGAACGGCTGATCTGGACCATTGAGGCGGCCCCAGCATGAGGATCAAACTCGATCTTGCGCCTGATCTGATCGCGGCGATGGCGGCCGAGATCAAAGCAGGCGAAAAAGCTGTCTCAACCGCCATGCGCGAGGCGGGTACAGGGCTGAAAACCGCTTGGCGCGCTCAGATCACCGGGGCCGGTCTTGGGC